ACCTACCTGCTAATGCGTCTCATTCTCAATAACTAAATAAAAAAAAAGAGGGCCAACTTAAGGGCCCTCAAAATACAACTAACGGGATCGCAGTAGACCTAAAACAGTGACGACAATAGGCAAGCAGAACAGTAAGGCATAGCAACAGAAGCGAGGGAACTGATACATCAGTGCTTCTTAAAGGCGATAACGTAATCCCGATTATCCCTAGCGCATAGTTTGCAAGTCGCACAAGTAGCGCTCTCAGTGTATTGTTCGGGGCAAGGAAGAACTTTAACGCTCTCACCGTTGCACACTATGTTCGCAGGTTGCTTACGGTGTTTGATTGAATAAACCGCCAGATCAAAAACATCGGTGTTAGTAATCACTACGTCGAAGCCTCGCTGTTTAAATTTCAACGCATCCCTAGGTCTCTCAGTTGATACGTTAATTACAAAACCATTCTGTGAGAATCGCTTAATTGTATCTTCGTTACCTGCACCAATTGCCCAATGAGTGTAGGTATAAAACCTAGCCCCACTATTAACAACAGCGCATTGCAACTGATCTAGTTTTACCGTATCAATAGCGGCACCAATGGTAGGTAAATCGCCGGATACGTTATGCCTAAACAGTGTGCGAGGTTTTAGTTTCTCTACCTGAGAGCAAAAGGTAGACCAGTCAGTGCCACGCTCTCCTTTTGATACCTTGGACCAATGCCAAGATTGCGGTCCCTTTTTGGCGTAACACTCGTTATACATTCCACAAGTGATTGGGCAAGTATCAGCACTAGAAGTGGAAGCGTAAACTCCCTTTCCTAGCTTTTTGTTTGAGGTTTTGGATAAGTGAAAGGTTGCCATGATTGTGATAGTGAAAGGTTTTTAGTAGTGATGTCTGGAACCAGGCCAATCAAAGTTGTCTAGAAGATCCTCTACGTAAGGTTTAAAGAATTCAGATTCTGTATCCTCAAAGGTCTCAAGATGTAGATCTAGTAACCGATCAACTGTTTCGGATGTAGCAAAATCAGCGCTTGAATCGTTCATAGGTTCTGAGCGTTTGCTAATAGATCAGTGTTCCAGGCTTCTAGTTGCTCCATCTTCTGATCGATTACATAGCGTCTAGGTTCGCTGTAATCAAGCAACAGCAACTCGTTTTCTAGTTGCTCCAACTTGATTAGGTTGGTTTGATACTGAGACATGGCGTCTAGTTGTTCGTCAGTGTATTGTTTGCTCACTTAAATTCCCCATCTTTTGAAAGCTTGAAGCTAGTTACAGAACGCTGGTTTTTGTACCTAACAACAACGGACTTAATACGTTCCATTAGCAGTTGTTCTTTGTTAATCAATGCGTAGCTAATGCCACTAATACAAAAATCTTTGTTGTTGTTAAGGTCAGCCAGTATTGCTGCCTTGTTTTTGTAGTCTCTACCGTAGGCAGGTAGGAGAGTAGGAATGGAAGCAATCATTTTTTGATGAAAGAAGAGAGGAGTTTACGGAAGGTGTTACGAACAGAAAACTTAGGTAGAACAACTGACTTACGAACAGTAATAAACAATTCGTCACCGTTGATCAATTCTTTAAGCTCTTGTGACTGATCAAGCCACCAGGCATAGGACCCAGGAGCCCTCTTGCTAGGCTCTAAGCCAAAGTCAGAACGATAGAGAGTGTTGTGGTAGCAATCGATCACCCGTAGAGCGCAGCCCGCAAGGTGAGGGAACATAATCACAAATTCACGAGCCTCTACAAAGCCAGGGAAGGCTGCGATTGTGAAATAGGAATCTTTTGTTCTGTATCCCTTAAGCTGGACCATGCAGCAATCAGTGTGCAAGGCATCTAAAGGAACAGGCAATAAACGAGTGTTAACCGATAGGAGCTGAGTCACGATCAATAGGAGAGGAAAGGAAACGAAGGCGCTCGTTTGGCCTTCGCTCGGTATGGTAGAGCCCCTAGGAGGCCCAGCAAGGGCGTTGTAACACTTCGTAATATGAAGAGTTGTGGCGGAGTGTTAAAGGGCCTTCTAAGGGCTCCTGGAGGCCTCTAAGAGCCTTCTAGTTGTGGCCGAGCGCGCGTGTACATGTTCGCTCGCCTTAAAACCCCCCAAGCCTCCCCGAACTCATAACGAGTCCGCCTTAGGACCCATCGATGGTCCTGCAATTGCGACGCATTCTCAATAAGAGGGCCGACTAAAGGCCCCCCGGGGGTCAAGGGCGGGGGCCGGAGCGCTAACTAGTGCTCAAAAATCTGAAGCAAAACCCTTTAGGTGCCCATTAAAACCCATTAAGACCCCTTTAAATCCCGTAAACAGCACATTAAAACCTCGGTAAAACCCGCAGTGGGGCTATTTACGTCCTCTATTGACTTTGGGACTCAGGGGACGGAGGTTTGAGAGGCTGTTATCCATGGGGTTACCGTTTTTATGGTCTACGTCTTTACCTTTAAGGCTGTAACCGTTGTTAGCAAGCTTACGGCGAGCTTTGTTGCGGTTAGAACGATTACGGCGTTGATCTGGTTTTGAGTGGTATTCAGCGTATTCTTTGCCGTAATCACGAGATTTTGACACTGTTTTTACCAGTTAAGAGCTTTAGCAATAATAGGAAACTCTTGTTTAAAAATATCTTTAGCGTTGAGAGCGATAAGTTGATGTTCTTTTTGAGTGCCGTTAGCAGTTCTTAGGTCGATGTAGTGAATCCAGGAGCGTAGGGTTCCTGCCATGTACATTTTGGTTGGTGAAGCTATGGGGAGTACGTCTCTAGCTGTTTCTTTAGCTACACCTGAGCTGACCATTTCACGGTAGAGATCTTGGCTTTCTTTAAAGAGCTGGTTGATACGGCGGTAGTAGAGGCGAGTTTGGTTTGGGTCTAGGTCATCTGTACTGTTTTGACGGTTAATTTTGTCTTGCCTACGAAGTGCAGGGACAACTGGAGTACCAATAGCTGTTACGTCTGCGTAGCGTTGAGAGAACTCTTGAAAGCTAAAGGACCTATGACGGAGTATTTGAGCGCTAACACTACGGGTAGTTGAGACCTCAAGGCACATAGAGACCATCTCAAAAGGAGACCAGTGTTTGTGGTTAATGAGGTAGGAGAGGAGTTTCTCTGCTCCTTGGTCTGAGTCTTGATTACTAGGGTTAGAGACCCTAGCCATGTAGACCACTAGATCTTGTGCTTTAGGCGTAGACCAAACAAGCTCTGTAGTGTGCATACCTAACCGGAGTAGAGAGACATCCAAGGGTACCATAAGGCTCTTAAGAGCTTTTAAGAAGTTCTTAACCTTTAATAATCTAAATATTATTAAATGTTTAACTGTTTAGTTTATTAAGAGGGAGACAGTAAAAGACCTTTTTAATACTCTTTTAAAAAGACTCTTTAATTGCTCTTTAATAAGAGTCTAACGAGCGTGTCAATAGGGTCTCTTTTGTTGTGCCACTTAAGGGGGTGGCTGTTTTTGACGTAAATTTTTAAAAGAGTGGTTAATGTCTGGCTGTTCTTGTTGTAAATTTTGCAATGCCACGTTTACTTGTTGCCTGCGAATACAGCGGACGTGTACGCGATGCGTTTGCCGCAAAAGGCTGGGACGCTTGGAGCTGTGACTTGCTTCCGACTGATGTCCCGGGAAATCATTACCAAAGTCCAGTAGAAAATTTGTTAGGCCAGCATTGGGACTTAATGATCTGCCATCCCCCATGCACACATCTTGCTGTGTCTGGCGCCCGTTGGTTCAAGGACAAGCAGCAAGAACAAACCGAGGCATTGGCTTTTGTACGCCTTTTGCTGGAAGCACCAGTTGAACGTATTGCCTTAGAAAATCCAGTTTCAATTATTTCAAGCAAGATCCGCAAACCAGATCAAATTATTCAACCTTGGCAGTTTGGTCACGGTGAGACCAAAGCTACTTGTTTATGGCTTAAAAATCTTCCCAAACTAATACCAACAAATGTAGTAAACGGTAGAGAAAACAAAATTCACCGCATGGCGCCTGGACCTAATCGATGGAAAGAACGTAGTCGTACTTATCAAGGAATTGCAAATGCTATGGCCGATCAATGGGGAACTTTTTAATAAACCTCTAAAAGGGCCTCTAAGGCCCCTTAAGGGCCTTTAAGAGGGTATCTAGCCTGTGATCCAGTTAGAGGCCCCTGTAGAGGCTCCTAGGGCCCTCTGAAGGTCTTCTAGGCTTTGTGCGTACCCTATGGCGTCAATTTTGAGGCCACCTTCACCTT